GTTGTAGTCCTTAAACTTTGTATTGATAAGTTCTTGCTCTTCTGGAGTACCTAATTGATCAAGAATAGCATCATTGATAGTCTTGATTAGGTCATTGTAAGAGCGGTCATAATCTATCTTAACAGTAACAAGGTTAGTCTTGTTCTGTGCAGGCAAGTCAACATTGTTATACGTAGAGTCATATCTTTTATCTAAGCCTTGTTTGGATGTATCAAGAGTGTTTAAATAAGTCTTGATAGATGATAACTCATTCTCCTGTATGATACCGTCACGGAATGCACCCTTGATTTCTGTATCTAGGTCAGTTACAGACTTCTTAACGCCATCTACTTCAGCGTTTAGTATAGTCTTAACACCCTCTGCTGCTTGGCTAGCAAATGTCTTAGCTTCTTCTAGAGCTACTCCTGTTTTGTTAGTTGCAATATCATCAATTGCTTCATAGATAGCAGAAGTAAGTACAGCAGCTGCATTGTTGTAGTTAGCGAAGCTATCATTAACGTGTCTAGCTTCTTCTACAGTTGCTTTTCCATCTGCAATAGCATCATTGATAGCTTTGATAAGTAGGTCAAACTTCTCATCATGGCTAGCCTTAGCACTGATTAAGCCTTGCTTATCATTGGCGTTCATGAATTCATTTTCAATAAGGCTCTTATACTCTTTATCAAAACGGGCTTTGTTAGTGTCTAGAGTATTTATGTAAGACTGGATACGTCTTGCTTCAGTCTTAGTAATAATACCATCAGAGAAAGCACCTTCAATATTAGTTTCCAAGCCTTCAATAGTGTCACCCATAGCCTTGATGTCATCATCTATTTGTTCTTTTAACCTGTTGGCATAGTCATTAGCTTCATTTACTACGTGTTGCAGGTCTTCTTGGGATACTCCGCCACCTGCTACAGTTACCCACTTACCGCCTAATCTGACCTTCATACTAGCCATTTCGTCTCATCTCCTTCAAGTCTTGTAATACTTTCTCTGCTCTTCTGTGTATCACCTCTATTTCTTCCTTCATTTGCCTGACCTCGAATAGCTCTTGTTGGGCTTGGGTCTTTATTATTTGAGCTTCTTCTAGGTCTTTCTGTGCTTGTATCTTCATATCTGCTACCTTTTGTTCCTCTGCCGTAGGGACGAAAACTATACCCCCACTCTCCAGTACCTTCATTTCTGGCATACCAACATCCCCTTTCTGTAAATTTAAAAGTGCATAAAGAATGGACAGGTATAATATACCTGCCCAAACTCATTACTTCATAATATTAATGAACCTTCTAGCAGTAGGTCTAATTACCGCATTAGGTGTGGATAGATTTAAGCGTGCTTTAAACTTCTTAGCATTCTTATTTGCTGGTACAGCTACCTCATGGTTATATCGGATATAATCAGAAGATACCTGTTGACTACTTACTAGAGGGGGTGTAATCCAAGTAGCCCCATCGTCATAACTGAACTGTGGAGTTACCGTACACCCAGCAGGTAAGTGAGCATCATAAGTTTGCTTAACAGTAGTGTAGACTTGAGGCATCTCTACTGTACGTCCTAGGTATGAACCTGTCTTACCTGACATGAATCCTACTAAGGTGAAGCTATCCTTAGACATTAATGGAGACATATTCTTTTCAGACTTGAAGGTAGCTTTCAGCTTAACCTTACTAACAATCTGTGATAAGTCATGTGGCTCGTAGTTAGCTAGTGGAACGTACATTCCATCATCTAAGCTAACTTCCCAGATACAGCCTGTATTAGCAGGTACTAGGTAGTCTGCAAGAAGTACTAGACGGTCTGCTCCTAAGTTAGAGATAGGGTCAAACTCAATTACTCCTGTAGGCTGGAATTCAGCTTTGTATATCTTGAACTTCATGTTCATAGACTGGTGAGCAGTCCATGTCTTAGCGTTCTTAGAGCTGAATAACATACCAATTAGGTATGGCTGTTGAGTAACCTGTACTCCAGTAGTAACATCCTTCTGACCTAAATCACATACCCACATAGCATGTTTGTCATTGTCCGACAGAACCACTATACAGTATTGGATGTTAGCTTGACACATAACAGGGTCATCGAATGTAATCTTAGTTTCTAAGATAGCGTTAGAGCTAGTCTTGATATCTGAAGGTTGTAGAACCTTCTCAGCATAGATAACGTTACTTGGATAACCATTGACTACGTTACGAATCTGTACCGTACAAGGTTTTGTGTCATGCTTGGCAGAGAAGTAAACCCCTACAGAAGTCATTAAAGTGTCTCTATCGAACTCAAATGTCTGTGCTAGTGGATCGACAGGTACTAGGGTAATACGTTTAGTTAGGATAGTGTCTGTAACTGTTCTCTTAGTACCAATAGATGTGAATGAAGCTACCGCAGAGTTAGTACTGTTTCGTAACATAACTTCACGAGTACCAGTCTTAACACCAGCAGGTATTCTGAACTTAGCCCACACTTGACCAGAACTATTAGCCCTAACAGTACCAGGATTAGCACCCGACACACTACCTTTAACAGGAGTAAGTGGTACACGAACACCATCGAACGTTAGCTCTAGGTTATCTGCTGAAGGTTGTAAGTTCTCACAGAAGATTTCTATGTCAATCTGTCTCATGACAGTAATAGCATCTTCTAGGATACTACGAGACTTCTCAACCTTAGATACAGTTGTTCTAGGTGAAGTATCTACTGTCTCACCTGGTGTCCAAGGTGGTCTCCAGTCTCCTACTGTTCTCCCATCATCCATCTTAAGGTCTAACAGGTCTTGTACCCAAGGTACTGCTTCTGGGTGTCCCCACCAACGATAGAAGTTACGTACGCTATATTCAGTGTTCTCAATCTTGATATAGCTTTCATCCACCCAGTTATCTGAAGCAGGTGTAAGCTTCAAGCTAGAGAATACGTTGAATGATAGATAGGGGTTGACTAACATTGATTGAGTAGCATATGGCTGCTCAATGCCTACAACCTCGTTCATAGGAGCACCTATTAAACGACCAAATGACTTAATATTAGACAAGTCCATATTAATATTTGGCTTGATGTCCTTAGTTGTATCTGTAGGTAACATGATTACTCCATCTTCCAATGAATACATAATATTGAAGTTTGGATGAGATAAATCACCACGTGTAACAGACCTAAAGCTATCAGAGAAGATACCTTTTAAATCTGAAGGTAGTTCTCCTGCCATTGCATCACGGTCAAGGGCTGTTATTGCTTGGTTATACTCCAAGTCATCAACACGTCTAGCTAGACGTTGAATCTCTCCCATTTCCATTCTTGTTATGGCATTGAATTTAGTCTTAGCAGTCTTATTATTTGGTCCAGGATTTATATAAACCGCACCAAGGACTAACTGTTCATCACTAGATGGTTGTGGAGCTACTACGTTCGATTCTACATCACTCTGACCTTGAGTTACTATTACATTACCATAACGGTCGATAGACACTAAGTCAGCACGTGGTAAGTAGAACTGGTAGTCAAGGTTGACCTGTGTATTATTAACAGGCTTATCCCCTGCAAGCCACTGAATGTAGTCTTTTGTTACGCCCCATCCATCAGTGATAGTAGTAAGCTTATAATCTGTGTTGTTAACAAAGTTCTTTCTATACTTGTATGTCACAGAGTACGTAGAACCAGTAGCAGGTTCAAGGGCACCTACGCCACCAACACCCCAGTCTACTTTATCAGCAGACAACTGATAATCTGCTCCCTTAGTATAGCCAGTGATGGATACGATATCAGCTACAGGAGTCTTACTTAGTGAGTCCATACCATTAATAGTAGCACCTCTTGTAACGGTCTCTGTAATTTGTACCTCACCAGATACACGGTCTATACGTTTAGCAGGAGCGTTATTCAATGGGTACTTGTCTTGGTTTCCTAAGTATATCTGTGGTTCATTCTGCACAACACGAGTATCTAAAGCCTTGGGGATAATCTTCTTGACAGGGGTTACCTTAATAACTTCATAACCCATTATATATGCTGTACCAGCTTCTACTATAACTCTCATGTTATTGGCATCGTGCTCTTCAGCACTTAAATCTAAACCAACCACTCGGTAGTTACCATTAGTATCTCTAGTACGTTTAGCTAACATATCCATCAATCCACTATCGAATTGGGGTCTTGCCATTTCTAACTGTAGCTCCCCTTCATTAAACTCATAGATAGGAGAAGCATCAGGGTCATTGATTTTAAGCTCAACACTAGACTTAACCCTATGAGCACCTGGTTGTCCATAGTTACCCATATTAAGGGCTGGGTCTGTAAGGGAGATGTCATTAGCTTCTGTAATTATCTCTTCTTTCAGCTTAACACCTACAATTTCTTTACCCTTTTTAGTAATAGGTATCTCTTGGGCATCAAACAGATGAACCACACCTTTAAGGTATACCTTACCTGCTTCAATCTTTATTGTGTTACTAGTCAGAGTCCAACCCATCCCAGACACTACAGAACCGTCTCTGTACAGTGTATCTGATACTCGTTTAAGATACTCATACATGATTGTCTGCATTTGAGTAAACTCACGTGCTTGGGCTACCCTACCTGGTACAAAGGAAATCTTACTGTACTTCTTGGCTGGGTCAAAGTCATCGTAGTAAGGAGCGTCTTTATTAATCATATGGTTTTCATCTCCTTTTCGTTCAGTTCTACTATTCTAATTTCTAATAAAATATCCCTGCCCGCATATTGCGGTACAGGGTATGATTAAGGTTGTGGCTGTAGATTAGGCACATATTCAATTATAAGTCTTATACCTGCACCTTTAACACTACGAACCAATAGGTCAGCTTCTGGTGTAAGTTGCTTATTTATCTTCAGTACTACTACTGCAAGCCTAGTGTACTCAGCGTCTTGTAACTTGTGTGTTCCGCTTAGGGGGGACATGTTGTGTATAAACAAGTCCTTATAGGTCTCATAAGGCACTACAATTGTATCCTCCCCCATTGCTTCCTTAACAGCTGCTACTAGTGCTGGAATAGTACTCTTGGCTCTGGTCATTTTCAGCTTAATTCGGACTCTATACTTTTCATCTGTTTCATTGAGCTTCCTACTAACCTCAAACCAAGAACCCCATTCTTCTAGCCACTCACCAGTAGCAGTGTCTATAATATATTGGAGTTCTAGTTCTGTTAGGTCTGATTCAGCCTTATCAAGGGACTTCTGCCAAGCACCTGCTAGGTTTCCTAACTCCCCTTTAGACTTTCTATTAAAGAAGGAAGCCAGTTTACTAATGAATGCCATGTAAACCACTCCTACTCTATATTTATAGTAAGCTTACCAGGTCTTACTAGTTCATTCTCTACTGCTATAACGTCCTTGTCAATACTAAGATTAACGTTCATTATAGCATTGTAGTCTAAGTTCATTATGAACCTCACTAACTCAGCTCTTAGTAAAGGTTTGCCCACCGTATACTTTTCTAAGAAGGTACTAACAGAGTTGTAGATGATTAGAGCATATGTGCCTTTATCAAACCCATTCTCAATAGCAACCTTGATGTCAATGTCTACCGTCTTGATATTAACCTTTGATACAATGGGTTTGATTCCCCCACACTTGTAATTAGGTAGGAGGTTCTCTACTTGTGCTTGTAGTGGAGCAGGTAACTGACCTTGTGCATCATGAACATAAATATAGATAAGACCTACATCCTCTTTCACGTTAACCCCAGCAACGTCAGGTATTTGAGACACCCCATACTTTATGGACTCAACTGTACCCCTTTGTAAAGTACCAATGAAGTTACTGAAGCGCTTCTTACGTTGTTCAGTAGTCTCTTCAGGTAAGCCTGTATGGAAAGGTGATAGGTTGTACATACGCTCTACCATTGGCAATGGAGACATTACACTACGGATAGATAGAGGTGGTACGTTACCAACCTCCCCTGCTTCTGTACACTGAACTTTGACATCTACAGAGGTTTCACCTATAGGAACAGTCTTATCCTCTAGACACTCAAAGTAGATAACCTTTCCCTTTACTGGAACTGTGTAGAATGTGTGTCCTTTACTGATTGTAAATACTAGGCTTAAAGGCGCTTTAAACTCTAGAGTTAACAAACCAGTAGCTTTAACAGCAGGTGTCTTACTGAAACCAAAGCTAGTATACAGAGAGCCTTCTATAGCTTCAGCATGACCCCTTTTCATTTTGAAGTATAGTTGCTCTATCTCTGTAGCCAATGCTTCAAATAGAGTTCTCACTATAGACCCTGGATTGAAGTTAGTAATCTTACTACCAGCAGTTACCATATAACCTGCCATGTCAGACACTATCTCTTTCATAGTCTTTATTTTCATCTGTCACACCTCCTATATAATGCCATGTATTCTAGTTTCCCCTACATCTGTGATGATGTCGCATTCAATGATAACACCATTGTCAATAGGCTCTACTTTAATGTTGGCAACATCTAGTACTCTAGCATCGCTCTTGAATGTCCTTGCTACCTCTATACTCATCTTAACTCGCCACTCATCTGTTCTGACAGTACCTATTAACATTGGCATGTTACTACCATAGTCTGGATGATAAGGGAGAGTGCCTAGAGGTGTAAGTAGTCTGTGGAATAAGTCCTGTTTAAGGGTTTGTACTCCATCTATTATAGCAAAGTCTCCATCTTGAGCTATAAGGTCACCGTTCGTACCATTTGTTAGACTGAACTTGTCAGTGGTTAGCAAAAGGTCTTGACCATACACTAAGCTAGGGTCAGATTCCATACCCTCGCCCATAGGGATTAATAGATAATCCCCAGGAGCTACTACACCTTTACTAGAGAGAGTATCAATGAATGGATAAGCCAAGTCATTCAAAAGAGCTAGTTCAGTCCATTTAGCAGCGTCTCCTAGCTCATTCTGGGCTATCATTTGTATTGTGTCACTGTGCTTGACCAAATACTTACGGTATTTCATTAGTATCCCTCCTGTTCAGGCAGTAAGTAAGCGTAGTGTTTAAGGAACATCAGGGACATCTTTAAGGTCTTTAGTACCTCTAACAGGTCATAGTTCACTTTGTCTTTAGTAGCTAAGAATGAAGCAAGCACCCTACAATTGGTTATGACCTTGTCTGCATGTGAAGAGTCTAGAGTCTTTAGCTCTATAGCATTCTTGTACAGGCTGAAAGCTTCCAAGTAAAGGCTTCTGATAGTGAGATAAGCAGGTACATGAGGCTCTCTAGTTAGAGTTAGAAGAGGGCTTGTTACCTCTCTACTATCAGTTATACCCAGCACATAGTATGGGTCTCCTGACCTCATCCCTATATAAGTAAGGTAGGATTCATAAGCTACCTCTGGAGTATAATACTCTTCAATTAGGTATGAAGAAGGAGCGTCCTGTATAACTTCAGTGTTGGACAGGACTGCCCCAGTACCAGCTATATCTAAAGACTTGGTGATATCTGTAGCTGTAGTTATAGTTACCTTACCATCCGTATCTCCCAATACAGCGCTAATGTTACACATAGTGTCTAACAAGTAGTTAAGAGCCTTAGAATTCATATTAGCAGAGATATAGTCTTCTGATGGATTAGCATACATATCATCACTGCACCCTTCCCTGTCGTATTTCAACGGATCTACCTTGACTAGCAGGAGCACTAGCATCACGTTGACATATTAGCTCAAGCTGGTATTGATAAAGCAATGGTCTAGCTACAGACCTAAATAGTCTGAAAACCTTAGGTATTACTACGTAGTGCTGTTCATCCGTGTAGTTATGGAATATCATTTCCTTATCTGCTGGTATAGTAGAGCCAGGAGGTAGTTTAGTGTAGTAAGCTTCTACCATTGCTTGTAACTCTCTAAACTTCTTGAAACCACTAGTAGGGTCTCCTGTACCATTCTTCCAACCAGTAGTACCTTTCATGCTGATATTAGCAATACCAGCACCCCAGTCATCTACCCAAGCCCCACCTTTAGTTTGGGTAATAGCCACCCTGCTAGGTTGAGACTGGTCGTATTCCTCTGGGTTTAATGCTAGTTTAAAGGATTGACCATTGAAGATGAACTCCATACGTCTAAGTTTGTTCTTTCCATCGTTTTGTGCATTCATGGCTTAGGCACCTCCGTTGGAATGCTTGTGTCTAACCAAATTAACCCGTCCTTTGGGTTTGGCGGTTCTTCGCTAGAAACCAATACTGGAAAAGCTTTACCGTTCTGGGTTGTTATATTTAGTTCTCCATCTGCTCGTAAATTAATATCCCCATCAACGGTTACTCTGACATAGGTATCTGTAGAATTCTCTAGTGCTATGTCCCCTAGCTCGCTTATCTCTATCATAGACTCATTGCCATCTACAGACCTCTTAATAATGGTTCTACCTGTTTCTTCGATGACTAGCTCTACAAAGTCTTTACCCTCACCATGCTTAGAGCTATCTAGTTGTCTACGAACTTTGTACTCCCCACGTGCACCTAACTCTTGGTAAGTTATGGCTTCATCGTTGGTATCTCTAGTCACCCTAAGCATTCCGTCACTATTAAGGAAGAACTTAGTCCAAGTAGTGTCAGTATCCTCAAAGCTAGTTCTATAGTTAAAGAGCATTTTAACAGGGTATGCAGTATTCTCTGTTTTAGCAGAACGAGGTCTATATGTCATAGGGTCACGCTCTGTTAAGTGTTGGTGGTCAAACCCTCCATGCTCATCTGATATCTCACTGTATAAGTCTGGGTCAATCTTTAGAAAAGTCTTAGAAGGGTGGGACATCTCCACAGAACCTATACCATCTATCATTGTGTAGAATTGAGATGGGTGTACATTGAGGTACTTTAGTGCTTCCCTCATATCCTCTAGAGAACTGTCAGGTCTTAGAGGGTATCTGTTAGGAAGAATATTAAATTCATCCATTTTGTTATTGTGAGTACTACCAATGATAATTGGTTGTGTGTATACTCCATCTAAGAAGGCAACCACTACTAGCTGACCTTCTTGGATAGGGTACATGACACCAGATGTTCCTATTGTTGTATCATCAAAATGAGCACCTTGAGTAAGTATCTTAGCACTATACTTACCTTCAGATTCTTCACTGGAACGTATGGTGTCATTAGTTTTAATCAACTGCACATCTGCTGTATGGTGCTTATGGTGGACTTTGATAACCTTAGCCAAGGACATAAAGTTAAGTCTGTCCTGTGGCTTGTAGTTATCCTTAAATTCCCTACCAAGATGTGGTTGAAATTGCATAGCAATCACCCTTTCCCGTATCTTAGTACCTTAACAAAGACTTCCTTCTTACCGAAGTTATTCATAGCCTTCTTAACTGCTTCTGCATTCCTAGGTGGTCTACCTTCCCAGTAGATATCAATACGGTTACCTTTGATTGCACTACCTGTATCCTGTGCAGTATAGGTACCATTGACTGCTGGATAGGAAGGACAAGTAATCTGTACTTGACTGTGTAGTGGTATGACTTTAGGGTCAACCGCTATAGTAACACCTTCTACAGTAGGAGCACCTACAGCAGTAGTGGTGTTTGGTGAGTAATTGTCAATGTTTGGTGAACTGTATACAGTCGCTATGAACTTAGTACCACCAGCACCAGCAGATACTTGACCATTACCTGCACCCCCAGCACCACCACCTGCACCTCCTCCCCCAGTAGAGGCTGCTAGTACACGTCTACCCATCAGCCAGTGGGCAGTAGCATAGGAATTACTTAGAGCAGTTAGGGTAACTGACTTAGAACTAGAGTTCTCAATAAAGTTACCGTTACCTACATAAATACCTACGTGAGAAACCCCATAGATATATCCACTATTGTAAGTATTCTTGAAGAATACTAAGTCACCTGGTTGTAGATTTTGCTTAGATACTTCAGTACCTTTCTTAACCTGTTCCCCAGTAACCCTTCCAATATCTATACCTGCATAAGTTTTGTAAACGTATTGAGTGAAAGATGAACAGTCTAGAGCACCTGATGCAGGGTTACCTCCACCGAACGTATAGTGAACTCTCACACCATTGATACCATTTTGTAGGATACTCTGGGCACCTGCTACTACCTTCTGTGCAGCACTACCATCTATACCTACTCCTAATCCACCACCTAGTCCAGGTATTAAGCCCCCTAGCAGACCGCCTCCACCGAACATACCTCCAAATATCTGACTCCACAAGTCATTGAGGTTAGGTAAACCGCCACTAGCTTTTTGCTCTGCAATAGTACTGTTGTCACCTAAGAAGCCATGACCTTCATACTGTTCGAACTTGCCTACTGGTGGGCTAAAGCGTTTAGATGGTTCACATCCTCGGATTACTCCTAGAGTTGTAACCCATGCACCAAAGGTATTGAAATTCTGGGTAACTGACTTAATGTAGTATTCAATAGTGGAATTGTCTTCTACCGATTTATATACAAGTCTTGTTCCTACCTTGTATTTGTTACTGCCTTTTACAACGAGATTTCCGCTATAGAAATGGTTATTAAGAATATTCCAATTATATAGGTCTTCCATAAGACCTTTCATCAAGTCAACAGAACCAGTACCGTTACCATTAGCAGGTGTTGTACCCGTAGAACCATCTTGGTTTGTAGTAGTTTGGCTACCGTTACCAGCATTTGGTTGGCTAGGGTCAGTAGGAGTAGTTGGATTGGTTGGGTTAGTACCAGTACCTCCGTTGTTACCTCCAGTATTACCGCCTACACCTGGAGGGTCAGGATTAAGTGGAGCACCAGTAGTACCACCAGCACCTACACCTGTACCGCCTGCACCCGTTCCCCCTCCAGTAGGAGTACCATTTACCGCTAGGTAAGAAGTCTCTACTGTCAAGCGTCTGATGCCATATTTATTCTTATAGGGTGGATACCAGTATGGACGAACCCCAAAGGTCTTAAACATATCATCTGGAGCCATTAACGTCTTGGCACTTACAGAGAACATTGTGTAAGTCTCTAGGTCTCCTCTGCCTGTATCGTCCGTCACTACGTCTTGGTCTCCAATTTCTACAGAAGGCAACTTATCCCACTTGTCCTTATTGAAAGGAGTCTCTCTAATGACCATAGTAGGGGAGCCATTCTCTACCTCGTAGAATATCTCATGGAAAGGCTTTTCTGCTATAGCATTGTACATACCTAGCAAACTGCCTTGCCATGCCATTAAACCAGACGTGTCTAGTAATTTCATATCTTTTCTTGCACTAAACTTAGTTTTCAGTATGTCGAATAAAGCTTTAGAGCCTTTCCACTTGTAGTTTATGAAAGGCTTGGCTATCTTATCGTATGCTGCTTTTGCTAGCTGGTCTGGGGTTGCTTGGTCTAGTGTAATACCAAGAGTCTGAACCCAACCTAGTTTTTCGATATTGAACTGTGCTTCAGGCACGATACCAATATCAAACTGTATGAATGCTTTAGCAAACCCTCTG